GCTCCAACAACTTCATTAGATTTTTGTTCTACGGTTTCAGCGACCATCTCGGTCGCCGTTTGCAGATCATCTAATGAATCAAGTTTATCTAATTTTTCTAACTTATCAAGCGGATTTACTGTATCTGCGTCTTTACGCATTCCGCGAAATGATGTTAATGCGTCATTCATGATAGGCGATCCAATATGTTAATGCCTCCATAGATAGTGCCTTCTGGCGTATCAAGGGCAATAGTTTTTCTTAACCCTGTAGCCCAATCCATGATGAATGCGGGGAAATCATGGAAATCTACTGTAGGGTCGTTATAATGATGGCTTAAGAAATCGGCGTCATCAGTAATAGGATTGGATGTATACATCGGGCTATTAAATTTGAATACTTGACCATTTAATTCAAATTCTGATTCTGTACAGATATACACATCTGATATTTTCAATCCGTCTTTTTCTTCTAAGCACTTCCCGTTAAATGCGCATAAGTGAAGCATAACTAATTCGGCCTCAGCAGCATTTAAATCAGGATAGATAGAATCAAGTAAAACTTTTAATGTTTCGTCACAGCTTCGGACTTCTTTTAATAATCGGTGCTGTTTGATCCCCATTTTGGGGATCTTGATTTGTTTGCCGTTAATCTCTAAGTGTTTAACAGGAACAACGAATTTTAAAGTTGGTTTAGTATCGACCATCATATTTTACCTTCAAATTTGACTTCCTGTAGTTCTTCGCTATTGCCGATCAAATACAGGTGAGTTAAAGACTGTTCACGGCTAATTTCATGCACAATTTCATCTACAATAAAATCATTGTTTACTTGCTGTTTCTCATCATAGAATCGCATGATTAAACCCGGTGTTAGTGAGAAGTTACCAGGTGTTACCGCATTTGCGTAGGAATCATATTGCTCTAAGGTTGCAAGTTTAGATCCTTCGAGATATGCGTTTTTATAGGTCAAATCACCATATACGCCACCATGTGCGAAGTGTGCTATATTCTCGCCGTTGCCTACTACAATTTTGTTATATTGCTTGGTAATGAAATCAAGTGTCGTGTAAGTCACGTTATCGAACGAGTTCTTTACTTTGGCATTACTCTTTGTTTGCCATTCAAAGTTATACACCATCAACGATCCAGCCATATCAATAAATTGACCGATTAATCGAGGCTCACAAATAATTGCTTGAATAGGCTCTTGTTTTAATAGCGTATCGTGTCCGGCTATGGTAATCCCGTTAAAATCTTCCCAGCAATACACAAATGATTCTGTACCAACGCTTAGACCATATGCTCTGATAAAATCCAGATAGTCATTAATGGTACTAACCCACGGACAACGAGGAATCACTACGTTCTCGGCGGTAATAGCAGGTTTCCACAATGGAACATCTTTATAGATTGCGTCAATCATTCCGGTGACGTTATTCAGGGCGTTATTGGTTAGTGCCTTAGAAAACTTAAGATTCAATGTTTCATGATAGCTCTTAAGCTGTACTGTAACGATATTATCGCCCTTCGAATCAATCATCACATTACTATGCGCGATCCCATATACACGGTTTAACACTTCATCGGTATTCGCCGTTGATAGCGAGACTTGAATAATCTCTCGTCCGTTTAATTTTGTATGCATTGCCTTATTATCATAGAATTGTAGCAACCCTTCATTGACTCCCCTTAAAGAATCTCTCAGTGTCATAGTAACGAAGGTAGCGCCCAATTCAATAAAGCGATGGTTTAGAAATGCCTCATAATCCTGATATAATTTGATCGAGACATTAGGAAATCCTGTTCTTTGCATTATTGGCCTCTTTTACGTCTTTTTCTACTAGTGTTAATGCAATACCCCTTTCGACTGGTAGCATGTTCATTACGTCACCTATAGAATAATTAGACTTAGCCAACAGGTGATTAATGCGGTAAAAAATAAAAAGTTCATCTGGATTCAATAAGAGTTTAAACAATGGCAATAAACCAACATACCGTAGGTCGTGAGATTCACAGCATTTGATTTTCTGTTCAATCTTGATGGTATGCATTTGCTTTACTACTTCCTCAAACTCAGCAAATGAGATTGAATCAATTACTTGTTCTCGGACTTCTTCCGGTAGTTCACTCCATGCATAGTCGTTAACCCCATCAGAAACGCGCTCAATCGCTTCTAGGAACGTTTTTGCATAGTCACTGGACGGTTTCACATACTTAAACGTAATTTTAAGCCCAGCGGTTTCTAGGACGATTGGTCGCAGTGCTTCAACTTGCAAGTTCAGAAACATCTTTCTTTCCTTCTTACAGGTCGGACAAGTGAAGCAAAGCGGTACTCTCGTTTTACCCAGCGAGGAAGTAAACACATTCAAAAAGATATATTCACGAAATGCCGGATCTACATCAGGATAAATTTCTTCTAACAATTCATCTAAAATAGTTTGTTCTTCCGATGGATTCATCTTAATCTCAGTGGATACCAGCAAGAAATCTCGATAATCCTTGACGGTAAACGGTTTAAACCTTTGTACTCCATCGGGTAATTTGATTCTGATAATATTCATGGTAAAATCCCCCTTTCGGGTATTTATAAAATACTAAATAATTTCTATATGTTATAAGAGGTGTGGACTATGCAACATGTTTTCAATATTCGACTTGACGAAAAAATAATCACAGCGAGAGCATTTACATTCAGGGAGTTTCAGAATCTGGTTGCGGCTAAAGAAACTGGCAAACTCTCGGAGGCAGTTGTTAACGTCATCCATGATTGCACCGGAATTAATGCATTAGAATTAGAAAAGTGTGAGGCTGAATATCTCTTTCTTCTGTTATGGTGTCATAGCCTTAACAAAATGAAAGTTAATGCGACGTGGGTGTGTGGTGTATGCGGGAAAGAGAAAGATTATTCAATCGATGTATCCCGTACACAGATCCCAGAAGTAGATCCGTATACTCTGGATCTGGGGCAAGTCAAAATTAAATTCCGTCAGCCTAAGTTTACAGAAGACGTTGATATTATGCAGATGGTCATTGCTTGTATCGAATATATTGTTATTGGTGATCAGCAATTCAGCATTGATGACTTAAACCATCATGATTTTGACCGTATTCTGGATATGCTCACAACCGATAAGGTAGAGAAAATCATCGATGAATTAACCAGCAATCAGATAACGCTGGCAGTGCCTATCAAGTGTGAATGCGGGGAATCTGGGATTTATTCACTATCAGGTTTATCCAGCTTCCTTAAAATTCTTTGAGGTAATATATGGCGACAATTAACCAGATGTACACGGATTTAGATTTGAACTTTACCCGTGCATGGAATAATGATTTTAAAAAGAATGTAGGGATTAAGGCAGTAAAAGATTCCATATTGCTGATTATCACTACCACTAAAGGATCGCGACCATTCGATCCTAATTTTGGTTGCGATCTCAATAAAGCACTATTTGAGAATATGAACCCGTTGACCGTTGATACTCTCTCTAAGAATATCAATGAGGCAATAAGGAACTACGAACCACGCGTTAAACAGCTTAGTGTTGAAGTGACACCGCTCTATGATGAAAATGCTATCATTGTGTCTATCTACTTCTCAGTAATCGATAACCCCGATGATCTGGAACAACTTAAAATAAGACTTGCGCAATGATTTTCATTGTGGTAGGATGTAGTTCTAATGTGATTGAAAAGGGGATATTATGGATCTGAATGAACTCAAAGACCAGCTTGATAACGATGTGAAGATCGACGCTACAAAGCTGCAATGGGAAGCACTCAACAACCCTGTAGTTTACTCTAAGTGGTTGCGAGTGTATAGCGAAGCGAAAAGAGAGATTATTGCATTAGAGGCGAAGAAAAAGAAAGCCACTAAAAATAAACTTGACTTTTACACAAACCGTAGTGATGAGTGGTGTCGAACGGAGTATTCCGCATCAGAATTGAAAGTAGTCATGACCGCAGACGATGAGATCCTACCGCTTGATACTAAAATTGCATACTATCAAATGGTTATGGACTTTGCAGGAAAGGCGCTGGATATTGTTAAATCCCGTGGATTTGCAATCAAGAATGCTATAGAATTGCGTATGTTGGAATCCGGTCGATAAATATATGCAGGAGGAATTTTTATGACTTGTATTTGTCCGGTGTGCAAAACACCAGTAGAACCCGCTTTAGGTGTTCAAGTAAACGACCATGTTGTTCACTCTGGCTATTGTGCCGATATTGCCAGCCAGAATCATTTGAGCGAATCGAATGCAGAAGAACAAGAACAACTGGTAGAAAGCACTATGTTGCTTTTGTAAGATATTTGTTGATAACCGATTTTAAATTGGTTTTGTTTGCCCCATCAATGATGGGGCTTTTTTATATCTTAAAATTCTTCTTCCGGCTCGTCTTCTGGCTCGTTCTCTGCTTCCAGTTGTTTACGTCGTCCGGCGATGGCATCACGAATAGAGATATCATCAGCAGGTTTAAGCTCAGTCTCTTTTTTACGCTTCTCGTAATATCCCTCAAGTTCATCTAAACCATCAAGAGTATTGCAGGAATAGATTTTATTCATAAAGCCGTCGATTGCAGCCTCAACCAGAAATCTTTTAAAACTAATACACATTCTTTTAATCTCCGTCAAATAAAGGGGCATATAGCCCCTATTTATTAAATCTCAATTGTTTTGGTGACGTATTCGAATTTGTCAGTATTATAAAGCTGTATCCTTAAAAGCGCGTGCTTAAGAGCGTAATTCAGGTGGCTAAACTGTTTCTTAGCATTCTTGCTCTTTGTCTTTACCGCCAGATGGTCGATAAGATCCCAGACGGTAGCAACATCCTTAGAACCATGTTTACGCAATGCACGCCCGATACTCTGCCGGACAATGGTACTCTCTTTAACCGGATGACCGAAAATAACATGATGCAAGTTTTTGATAGAAACACCAGTAGAGAAAACGCCATAGGACGCAACGCAGATTAAACCAGTCTCGCCCTCAGCCATCTTTTTAAATTCGTCTCGTTCCGAAGTTTTAACGCCACCATCTATGTAATAAACCTTATCGTGTACCTTCTGCAAAGCCTCACACATCATCTTTCCATGCTTGGTGTTACGGAACATCAGGAATACGTTTTCGCCCTTCTTAGCGAGTTTTAGCGCCAAATTACACGCAAACTTATTCCGTCGTGTGTTGGATGTGATGTACTTGATTTCTTCGGCATAATCACGGCCTTTAACCGCCGCACATTCTTCATCAGTATAACGCAGGAAAAGACAATTGATTTTCAGCTTTGTCACTTGCCCTTCATCCATAAGGCGGTCGATACTCACGATCTTAGAGATATCACCAAAAAGCCCAACATACTGCATCATGTTAGCCTTTCCGTCACGGGGGGAACCAGTCATACCAATTTTGAATTGACAATGATCCATGTCAGTAACGATGTTCAGCAGGTTTTTAGCCGTGGCCTTGTGACATTCATCAACAATCACCATCCCGAATTGTTTAAACCATTCACGAGGCTGTTTGCACGCTGATTGCCATGTACTGACAACGATCAGGCGATCCCCTACGTTTTTACTAGTTCCGCTCATGATAGTATGAATTGCTTCATAAGGAAACTGGCGATAATCAACAAAGTCATCACGCATCTGGAGAACAAGCGAGGTCGTCGGGACAATGATCAGCACTTTACCTTCGTATTGTTCTAAGTACCAACGGGATAACATACAAGCGATAGCAGATTTACCAGCGGACGTAGGCAATACTAACATTCTACGTCTGTGATGAATACCTTCAAAGACTGCCTTTGATTGATACCAATGCGGAGTAATTCTGTTAGCACCGGAATATAATTCTAGGTCGTTGCACCACTTCGTGATTTCTTCCTCGTTAACATCTTCTTTTTCGAATAAGCGAGGATCTACCCAGACACTATAGCCCATATTTTTAGCGAAGATCCCAACGGTTTTAGTTAGGCCAATTGGTAACTTGCCATTGTAATCAAGCAAGCGAATACGTCCATCCCATCCACCATAGCGAACACGTTTTTGGAAGTGTGCTCCCTCGACTTCAAAACTAAAATATTCCCGCATTTCCATCAATATTGAATCGCTGCATTCAATTTGAACATGCGAGTAATTTATAAAATGAATCTTAATATCGTGCATGACAAATATCCTCACGAGTTAATAAATACAGTATACTAATATTTATACAAACACCCCCAAATTTAGGAGAATAACATGTTTGATAAAGAATACTTTGATGAACTCCGCTTGATCGCGGCGTCCGATGATAAAGAAGCCCAGAAGACAGCAAAAACAGAATTAGCCGACTACGCCAAACAATTTGACATTAAAGTGAAGAAAACGCTAACTCTGGAAAATATGATCGAAGTCGTACAAGGCGAACTTTCTAAAATGGAATCAGATATGAAAAATGATTCCGCTCAAGCAGAAGGATTAACGCCAATGGATCTGATTCTTGCGGCAGATGTAGCAGATGATAAAGTCATTGATCCGGCAGCAAGCGAATCTCTGGTAGAAACACCGCGAGCAATTGAAGAACCGATTGTAGCTGAAATCGTAGAAGAAGTCAAGCCGGAACCAGTACCAACCGAAGTTGTGGTTGTACCGGAAGTTAAAGAATCTCCGGTTGCAGAGATCTTTGCAGAAGAAGCAGAGCACCGCGCACAGCCAGATACCGAAACTATGGCAGATATCGGTGATTTTCGTCCAACGATTGTACTAATCGGCAGAGACGGGAGAGGATACTATAATTTGCCCTACTGGCAATGGGATTGGATTCAAAAAAATCCAGACTGGAAGTCCAGACCAGATAGTTTCCCCCATCATTACGGGATTGATACCCTCAAATCGCTGATATATTACATCAAGCGGGATGGCTCAGTCAAGATCCGAGAAACGCGTAATAGCCAATTCCACACCCTCAAGTAATACTGAGAGTGTAGATGTGAAATATTTGTTATGATTTTAATTGTAGTTCCGTTATGCAATTAAAAAGAGGATAGCAAATGTCTGATAAAATCAATATCTTACATCAAACTGTAGGTCCGGTCTATGCGTCTGTAGGGCATGAACTTGTTCTAAAGATCATAGTAAGCACAGCAGATTTTAAAGACTATATTGTAGAATGGAAGCTAAACGGGCAGAGTGTACCAGCCGATGACGTGTCTGA